ATGTGGCAGGTCACTAGCAGATGCACCAGATGACTGCTTTTGGATACCTTCACCTATCAAGTTAGCAAAGCCGGTAGGCGTTTCTTCGCTCAGTGACCATAGCGTTTCAGGAATCATCCCAAGGGACGCCGCCTTATCTGCTATGAACGCATCTATTGCGCTCTCGTCACCGTCTAGTCTATCTAGCACAAGCTTCTTCGCATCGGCACGGTTCAATGAACGGGTCCGTTCAGAGTCCCTTCGCTCGATAGTTTCAGTAATCCTACGTTGAAGATCCTCGTCACTCAAGGGGTCATTGGTGATTTCAGAATCTTTATTTTGGGCTTTGATAGCATCCATCACATCCATGATGGTAGTCCGACTACTTTGCTCCTTACGGAGATCAGCGTTCTCACTCTTCAGGGTATCGATGAATGAGTCTGCTTCAAGTCTAGACTTCGCCAGTTCTTCCAGAGTGGCGTACTTCTTACCCGAACCTACGAGTGCTGCTACCAGCGACTCGTTGTTTGAACCTTGGTCTTGGTTCTCTTCAGACATTGGTCATGTCTCCTTTAATCAATTTAAGATATCGCCGTAATGCTTTACGCTCGGCAGCAGCGGCGATGGTCTCTCGCTCCCAAGCTGGATTTGCAAAGTCTTCCGATACTTCGTAAGTCTTAGCGATATCCTCTTTAATAATTCTTGCTAACCTCTCTCGTACTATAGAGCTGTTGCGTATAATCTGTTCAGTTTCAGCAGCTTGTTCTTTAGAGAGTTTAGGATCGCCCGGAACCCGATCTTCTTTGAACCATCGGGAATTAAGTTTACGATCACTCATCTAATAACTTCGTCAATTAAGTATCCTGTATATGTTCCTGCGATACTTACATCAGAACCTGTAACAGTACCCTGTACTCTTATTTCTTCTTTTTCTGATACCTGAAGCATTAGTTCTGCCGTTACTTGAGTCTGATAACAATCGGTACTGTAGCGTGTACGCCACGCTGACTCTCCACCAGTCTCTTTAGTTTGAATTCTAAATGTTAGATCAGCAGTTCCCATTCTACCTGATACAACATTAAATTCTGTAATAAATAGCGTTTTACCCGCAGGTACTGTGTCCATTAACTGAAGTGTTTGTCCTTCTCCTGCTTCGATAGTTGCTTGTACATCCCCACCAATCGACATAGAAATAGTACCAACATTTACCTCGTTAGAACCAGCAGTAAGATTGTAAGCTCGTGAAACTCTTAAGAACTCTTTTGTGGTATTTACAGTAGAAGTACCGTCCATTGTTACCGTTTCACTGCTCTCTGCATAGTCCTCATCCAGACCCTCTATTTGAACTGTCCGTGCTCCAGTACCAGCTGCGTCATCAGCAGCACTATCAGATACTACTGCTACAACAGATGCTGATGTAGGTAGCGTACGCACTCCACCGTGCATCCACACATCTTCTATACCAGTATCAATATCTGGGTTACGCCCAAATTTACGTGTGTACTGCCACCCTCGATAAGCACCTAGTTTAACCATTGCTCTGGGTTCTTGCAATGGTATTAGGTTTGGATCTACGGGTACTGCTCTACTAGCCATTATAATTCTCCTGCTGCCATAGCTTCTTCTTCCACATCAGCCATCTCATTAAATACTTGTTGTCTACCTGATAGCTCTTCAGCTACACTCTGTTGGGCTTGCGTAGCAATACTCTGTGTTTCCTGTGACTCAGCGACTCTGATATTGTCAGCCACCAGATCAAACTTACCAAGTCCCAGAAGCTCTTCTGCAAGCTCAGCCATCTTCTTACCAGAGATGTGAGTACTAACAGCCGGGTCAGCGTAGATAGCAGAGCTAGCGAGTCCCATCAGATTCTGCATGATCTGTGCTTGTCTACTAAAGTGACGAGCACCGATAGGACGAAGCTTACCCTTTTTAGTCAGCTGCTCCGGTCCAATCTTTAGGAACTCTTCTACACCAAAATCTTGGTCAACTGACTTTACCAGCTCTATGCTAGTTATATTTTCTCTGGCTGCTGACAACATCTGATTCAGTAACGGTTCAATAAACATCTCTTCAAAGTGCTGAATCTTCTGTTGGAAGATACGACCAGCAGCATTCTCCAGTGCTTGAACCTCAAAGGCAGTCTTCTCACCCGGTGTACGAATACCCATAGCCTGTCTAGGTGCTCCTGCCAGCTCTTCCATGTTCTGCATCAAACGGTCCATCTGGAAGTCAGCATTCAAAGCAGTAGCATCTGGACGGAGTACCTGAACATCTGCATCAACATCAAGGAAGATCCGTTCATCCGGCCCCCACTCAAAGTCTTCAGCTTGACCTCGCACTACCACGATGGGGTGTGCAATCTGATCGAATACGTCAGCCTTCAAGTTCTCAAGATGATCCAGACGATACTGCATACCTACTAGATTTGCTAGAGGAGACATAGACCAGAGATTGTCTGGGCGATCACGCCAACCAACGTGTTCCTTATTGGAACGTCCAATCCAAGTCTTAATAGGCTCGTCATATACTGTATACTTACGATCTACTACGATAATACGTCGATTCGTTTTAACCTCTCCCGTTTCCGTCGAGAAGGTATCGCCTTCATACTCCAGTACTTCAATCATACCGGATGACATGTAAGAGCGCATATTGCCAAAACCATCTACAATGAGACCTTCGGCTTTATCCATATCGGAGTCTCCGTAGTTTGATAGTTCATTACGAAGACGTACACATTTTTCGACGGCAGTATGTGCCCACTCATAACCGGGGATATTCTCGGCTGCGTACTTAAGCGTTCCAGCAGAAACCAAGGTTCGAGTAACTTTACCTGAATCTTTGAAACTGGAAGATGTCAGATCGAACTGGATATCGTATGGACTGATGCGCTGTAGCTTTGGTCCTATATAAGTATTATAACTCATACCGTCAGGATTTGTGTGGCTATCAGACAGGTATGTTACTTCACCAAAGGCGTTTCCTGCATCAATGTAGTCAAGGAGCAACTGTGAAACAGTCTCCTTGAAATCCGACTCACGGATCTTTTGTTTTATGTAGGCTTCAATAGTGCGAGCCGTTTCACGGTCTACACCAGCTTGACTCTCCGCTTCCCACTTAAACCAATCGTCGTGAGGAAATAAAGCAGCCATGTAGTTAGCATGGAGATTATCTCGGATCTGACAGATCTTAGGGATAGATGTTTTATTCTTCCACGGAAGCTGAGAGTTTGTAGTCTTAGTCGTATCCGTCTGAAAGATATAGTTTCGTAACTCTTTCGTTTCAGCTCGGATAGTAGCACTATTATTACGCCAGTCCGTATACCGCTGAGATACGAAGGCAGCGATATGATCGCCACTATCCAAAAGGTTTCTTATTTCTTGAACTGCTTTTGCAACTCTCGGCATTACATTATTCCTCCGAATCTGCTATGTGTTACCACCTTCCTGTCTCTACTATGCAGTCGCATACTATTGATTGGAGGTTTTAGGATACCACACACAGATTCAAAGGCATCCTTTATGTCATCGTTTGGCGGATTATACATTATGAGTTCCTGCTCTAGATCTTCGCAGTGCCCACCTCTATAGTGCCATATTGTATAGTTTTCGTATCGTGGCTTTAGAGTAGCGTGTATACGCTCCTGTTTTGTGCCCATGTTTCTGGTTGGTCTATAATCTTCGACCGATAGTCCCAGCCCTTCTCTACGAATCTCATCTTTGATGTGCTCAGCAATCACTGCTTGCCCACCAACAACTTCAGCTCTCATCTTTTTAAAACCCCACTTTATGTGGGCATCCAGAACCATCTGGAAGTAGTCACTAACTTTATTAGTGCGTGTACGTTTAACATCAAGTACGTAGATATAACCGTCTGCGTCTATACCTACAACTACTAAGGCTGTGTAATCAGCTGTAGCTTTAAGGCTAAACGCAAAGTCTATCGCAGCGAAGACGTTTAGAATCTTACCGTTGTAAAACCAACGGCCATTCTCATACTTGAGATACTTCCGATCATAATGCTGGAAAAGACTAGGGTCGATAGCAGCTTCGCCGGGGTCGTTCGGGTTATTATAATACTGAGAGTAAAACTGTGTTCTATCTAAGTACTTAGCCCGTTTCTGCGACAAGATCTGAGTATTGAAACCAAACCAGCGACCATCGCCTCGTTGCATTCTCGGCCAAAGGAACTCCCCTGTTGCATCGCCCATGTTCTCAACTTCTTTCTGCCATATTTCATAGACTGGCTTGGACTCGATCACCTCCCCGTCTTTATTGTAGACCTCTTCATTTACGGCCATTAATGTACCGTACAGATCACGGGGGTGATAGCGAGTACCGACAATCCACTCCTTCGCGTCTGTGGTTTCGATACTAGCTAGTAGTGAGTACTGTCTTTCAACTTTCTCACGACCTTCCCTTGTATAGGCATTCTCATTTACAACAACGTCGTCAAGCACTGCTATATTACAGTGTAGACCTGTAATAGAAGTAGTCAGTCCAGCGGTGAATACCGTTGAGTCTCTGACCCCTTCTGCTAACCGTTTTGGGTGGTCAACCTGAATCTCAGAGTTAGTCCACTTAGCTCGCTTACCTTCGTCTATGTGAACCATCTCAGACCAGTACTTACGATACCTAGCAGACGTTAAGATGTCTTTGACAAACTGTAACTGTTTCTCTGCTAAACCAGATGTAGCACTGATATACAAGATAGTTACTGCCGGATTGCGTGTAATCTCCCACGCAACCCGGTAAGCAACCATAGTACTTTTCTGGTGGTCACGAGGCAGAAGAACCATCTGATGCTCTGCTGCTTCGGGACGACACCACCACTTGATAAGATCTTCGTGGCACTGCCCTAGCACACGGTGCGGGGCAATGAGTCGGATAAAAGTCAGCAAGTCTTCTTCTGCTGCCTGACGAATTTGGTCCTTCGTCAAGATTATCTCCTTCCTAAGCGTAGACCTAGTGGCTTGCGATGTCTATCAGATTTACCAGTAGAAGCTGTGGTAGGAAAGCCGGGGGCTTCTTGCCATACCCCATCAGCCCAACAAGTCTGGTTCCAAACTCCTACTTGCCAAACGCCTGAGCGACTAAGGCTCATTATACATCAAACGGTGTTCCGTCACCGTCTCCAGTAATAGTAACATCGTTAATACTCTGGATATTAGCGTCTACCTGATTAGTTACCGTAAAGGCCAGCTTATCTGTTTGTACCTTAACAGCGTCAACTACTGTATCGATAGTATTTATTTTACCGTCCAGCGTAGTGCCCGTGTCTGTAAGAACGGCTGCTGTGTCAGCTTTAACTGCTGCAATATCTGCTGCGAAGCTTGCGCCTGCTGGTGAACCAAGAGTTGCTGTATCTACGAGTATAGCGTCTACATTAGAGTCAACAGTTGTGATAGTGCCCGGAATTGTTGTGCCGGTATCTACAAGTACTGCATCTACGTTAGTGTCGATTGTATCGAGCTTACCATCAAGTGTACTACCTGTATCAACAAGGATAGCATCAATGTCATTTTTAACCTGCTCGCCAAATGTACCGGAAGAGGTGTGGCCTGTAGTAGACTCATCCCATACAGCATCAGCTACAGCCGCTGCCGTAGGTGCTGCTGAGATTTCATCAATGTCTGCCGGATAGATATCATACACTGACGTATTATCTGGAGCCGTAGCCCAAGTACCGATAATCGTAGCTACCCTTGTAGAACCTACGTAGTCTCCAATAGCTTTAGCCTGTTTAAGCCCTGTGCCTGAAGCGATGTGTACTAACTGACCATTATAGTAGTCGTCAGTAGCCACAGCTCCACTTGCAAGTGTAATCGTAGTAGATGAACCAGCTTGTGCTGTGTCACTATGTGATGTAGCAGGTGAACCTGTCCAAGCAGCATCTCCACGATCACGCAGAGCTTCAAGTGAATCTGTACCAGAACTAAACGTAGAACCTTGTATATCGTTAAGTTTAGTATCCAAGGTAGTACCTGTGTCTACCAGAATGGCATCTACCACAGTATCAATAGCATCTATCTTAGTTTCAAGATCAGCACTAGCTGCGTAGAGAGTTTCGTAAATGCCTTCTTCTATTACTTGGAATTCATGTCTTACTGGTAGTGCTCCTGATTCATGCACCGCCAATACTAAAGTACCTATGGTGTCGGTATCAGTAGCATCTAGTTCACAATTGTAGTACCCAAGTTCATCATGTGCAGCAGATGTACTGTCATTCTTTTGCGCCATATTCTGTGCGTTCTTAGATAGCCTAACATCGGCTTGCGAAATAGTTAAACCAGTTTCAGCAGTCTTGCCATCAGTTTCATCCACAAACGGTCCTATGAGTACATCTACCGCTGTGGACTGTTTGAGTATTAGTGCCATTATACAGCTCCTATTTGTTTTCTATGGTGGTGAATTACGGGGATGGAAGTGCTACTTGCTGCTACAAGCTCGATATAAACGCCAGCATTTTCATCGGGACTGCTCCACGTTACCGTGACAGCTGTTGGCGCAGCACTCATATGTTCTGCTACATAGATAGCTTGGTCGTTGTTATTGTTCTGACCACCACCTGTATCAGCGTCGTGCAACTCTGTAAAGCTAGCATTATTAGAAGCTGTAGAAGCATTCGCACCAATTGCTCCGCAGCCTATTAAGAGACCGTTGCCTGAAGAACCAGCACTGGAAAATACCGTAGTAGTATCACTACCTCCGGTATTAGATACTGTCTCTAGACTATTAGTAGCATCCCCCAAAGATGAAGTAACTACGCCTGAGTAGTTTATCATTGCTGCCCAAGAGCATGGAGGACTGCCGGGAGATTCCCAGTTAATAAAAGTTGATTTACTAGAACCAGCGGTAGGACTAATCAGACCGTGACAAAAGACACGAGCATCACCAGAACCTTGCTCTCCAGTATCTGCTATTTGTGTTAATTGAACACCATTCCACGTAGGCGATGAACCAGACATCTCTGTGTTCCCGCGTACTCCGGCTATCATAATTAGCAGATCAGTTCCTGCTGGTACGGTGTGATTAAATGTCGGCTGGTCCGTACTGGCACTATCCACATATAATGTACCGTTACCGTTGTTTGTTACTGCCATTTATGTATCCTTATGAGATCTTCCAGACTACAGCTTCTAGTGGGCCAAGTGTATAATCAACAGAGGTGTCAACAACGGAGCCATTATTTTTAATACGATCCCGTAGCATCCAATCAACTGTAGAAAGTGTATAATTACTTAGTCCGTTATCGTTATCATCTGGGTGTGCTTGTGCTGGCCCCCAGTTAAAACCATCCCAGACGCTAGGTCGCAGTGCTTGAAGTTTGCTAGTAATATTTGTATTAACGTAACTAGCTGGATCATAGTGTGTAAGTGTATACCCAGAGTCTAATACTCCATCGGTTACTAACTGTGCAAAGTCTGTTGGTGTTATTAGATCTTCTGGTTCTCTTGCCGTAAAGCCACCAGAAAGGTGCGTTGGAGCATATTCGTTATAGCCGTTTGGTCTCGCTACGTTTACAGCAATTAGCCAGTCACCGATACGACGGAGATAAATGTGACGATCACCGTCGGTCAAATCGCCTGAACCACCCGTCGCCCACTTATACGAACCTTTAGGATGTCCGTGAGTACCATTACCTCCACCTGCTGGGTTATATGTCCCCAAAGGAGCTGGATCTGATGAATTGCTGTCTAGATCAATAAAGTGTTCTTCTAGTAGACAAGGGAACTGTGTAGAGTCGCCCTGTCGAATATACAGAAAACAATCTGGTACCATAAGCTGTAAAGCCCAGTAGAACCGTGCAAAAGAAGCGTCAATTTCAGCAAGAGTAGACCAATCCAAGTGACCAGTAACGTCAATCTCTAGCATTGCGCCTCGTGGTTTATCTTCCATCCAACCACCTTGATTAGGTCGAATGCAATTAGAGGACCAGTGTACTGCCTTCATTCCACGAGCAATGTTAGTATTTGAGCAGTCATAGTAACCGACGGTATGGTCGTCGTCAGGCTTAAACTTAAAGTTGCCGTGAACAGATTCGTTATGTCCTATGTCCCACATACTATCATAGGCACTTGGATGCGGCAAGCCATTACTACGCTTAACGGTGTTAGACGAGCTAAAGGCGTTACCAGAACGCATTGAGTTCGTACCGTTTGCAGCAAGAGTACCTGCACTAATCTCGTCAAAGTGCTCTTTAACTGCTGCTGCATGTGCAAACGATTCTACTGTATAACGATCTTCATTAACGCCGTTTGCATTATGGTCGGCATTAGAATGTCCTGATGCTTGGTTATTTAAGCAGTACTTCCAGCCAGCTTCCGGTTCATGTATCTGGTCATCGTGCGCGTAGCGGTCATCTAATTCCTTTAGATAAAGATCTGCTTTACCGCCACTTGCTGATTTATATCCTATAACATGGAACCCGATAAAACCTCGTAATCCGGTTGGCGGATAAAACCAAAGAGCGTGTACGTCATCTGTCGCACCGTACGAACTGTCCTGTGATAAGCTGCCGGTAGTAGGAAATTCTGGATCTTCGTTAATACGAACCTGTATAGGCTGTTTAGGTTTACTTGTCTTGTTCTCTAGAATTGAATGAACAGTACCCGAAACTTTTACTTTCCGTAGCGAAGCTCCTGACTTAGGTGTGTTAATGTCAATACCGTCATACCAGAATATCATATAGTCGGCAGTACTGCCGCTGCCCATACCAAAGCCTGATAAGTCTGTGCCACAAAGACAGTCAATTGCCACATCAGATAGGTAACGGCGCATCTGTGGATTGGTTACGCGGTATTGCCACCCAGCCTGCTTTGCCTTATTCGTAGTCGAAGACTGACTGTTTGTCTGGAGCAAGTCATTATCTGTACCATCAATACTTAGCATACAATCTTTACGGTCAATGTTATCCGTAGACTGAGCGTACAAAGTATATGGCCCCCATTTGTTTGATGCTTTCGTTAAATAGCCCGGTACATTATTCATCGGGGCTTGGTGGAGCATCAGCAAACAAAGAGGATTAATATGGTGGATGTGGTCAAACTCTTCTATCCACCTAGCGCGTGAGGTCGGTTGGAACAAATCTCGCGGCTGAAATAACATCGAATTAACTGTGCGGACAAATAAATAAACTTGTTTTGCTGGGTCATGCAAAAAGTTAGAAGCAGAGTTCTGTACACCACCTGATATATTACGCTTTAGTGGGAACGTGCCCGGTGCTTCTGCTGTCCTAACCTCTACTGAGAACTCACCAGATGTTGTCTGAAGCGAGCCGTCATCTGCTGTTAGGGTATGCCCTGCTGACAGAGCAGCTGGTCCTAAACCGTCGTACGTTAAG